CGGTGCTCGCGTTTGTCGGATCAGAATTGTTGAATACGCGAACAAGAGATGTTTGCGAAGTCCCATTTGGGAATAAAGTGACTTGAGTGCTGCCGTTAGTAACACTGTTCTGAAACGCCAGCCGATTTGCCACTGTCGCATTGGTCATGTCGCCCGTGATGCGCTGGGCGGTGCTGGAGAACGTGAGGTTGCCGGTGGTGATCGTGGCCGTACCCGCGTTCAGCGATGCCACAGAGGCATTGGTAACGGTCAGCCCTGTTACTACAGCCGTGCCGACGTTAGCCGACGCCACACTAGCTCCGGTTGCCGTCAGGCTTGTTACCGTGCCTGTGGTGATAAGCGCCACACCGACGTTGGCAGAGGCAACCGAGGCAGCGGTGCTGGTCAGGTTCGTGACCGTGCCGGTTGTGATAACGGCTGTGCCGACGTTAGCGGAGGCGATTGAAGCCCCCGCCACGCGCAAGTCGGTGATGTTGGCAACACCCGCGTTAGCCGAAGCAATGGACGCACCCGTCGCGGTCAATCCCGTAATTACAGCGGTGCCGACATTCGCAGAGGCAATTGAGGCAGCGGTGCTGGTCAGATTCGTGACCGTGCCGGTTGTGATCAACGCCACGCCTGCGTTGATGGAGGCGATGGAGGCAGCCGTAAACTGAAGGTTACCGATGTTGGCTGAAGCAATGGACGCGCCAGAGGCGGTCAGCGTCGTTACCGTAGCCGTTGTCAATAGCGCAACGCCTGCGTTCATGCTGGCAACAGATGCGCTTGTTGCCGTCAGATTGGTGATGATTGCCGTTGCTATATTGGCAGAGGCAATGGAAATCTCGGCAAGGTTAAGCGTTCCAATGGTTGCAACGCCCAAGTTAGCCGATGCAATAGAGGCGGTTCCCATCGTCACCTTTCCGGTGACGTTCTGAACCGTCATTGCTTGAGTGCCGTCGTCTGCCTTGATGTTAGTTACTTCAAGGTTGGTCAATTCAAGCGTTGTGGCGGCAAATGTGCCAATGACGGCAACGCCGATATTGGCCGAGGCTGCCGACAAGTTAGTGGCCGTTAGATTTGAGAACGTGCCAGCCGCAGGCGATGCCCCGCCGATGATGGTTGCGTCAATCGTGCCGCCGTCAATGTTGACGGTAGTAGCATTGAGGCTGTTAAGCGTGACAACGCCTGTGGAGTCGGCAATGGAGCCTGCGGCAGTACCGTCTTTAGCCTTAAGGTTAGTCACCTCAAGGTTGGTGCTGTCCACCGTTGTTGCGTTGACCGTCGTAATGTTGCCGGTTGTTGCTGTTGCGGTTGTAAACGTACCCGCCGCAGCCGTGCCGCCGCCAATGGTTGTGCCGTCAATGGTGCCGCCGTTGATGTCAGCGGTCGTGATCGTGCCGATGTCGGCCCACGTTCCGGTCACCGAGACGTTGTTGGTCAGCGTCCAGCCGCTGGCTTGGAAGTTGACCGTATCCGCAGCCGCGTTGCCGACTTGCAGGTTGCCGTTAAGGGTCGTCGCACCGGCTACAGTCAGCGTGCCGGAGACGTTCAGATTAGTAAAACTGTTGACCGGGCTGATTAACTGAAAACGAGTGCCGTCATACACCACGGCAACCATTTCGCCCGATACGATGTCACCGGCCACAAGAGCGGTCGTGCCATCGCGGGTGACGTTTTTAGCGCCAAGGGTGTCAATGTTAAGGGTTACCGCGCCCGTGTTGGTTGCCGGGGCGATAAAGTAATACACAGCGCCTGTAACGTAAGTCGTCAAGGCAGGCGACAGCGATCCCAGAAGGGTGTCAACGCCCGTCACCGTCACCAATGCCGCGCCGTTGCTCTGAATCTGCGCGACCGTTGCCGCATCCGAGGCAGCCGTGCCGTTGGCAAGGTTCGTAATCTTGAACCCGCCCATCGGAATGTTAGCCGTTGGCGTGGTCTGCCCGTCCTTGGTGATACAGGTAGACAAACCGTTTGCAAGGTCGGCTGTTAACGCATTAAACGTCGTGGCCGAGATGACGGTGTTAGCGACGACAGGTTGCCCTGCCGAATTGATGACGAACGTACCGGAACCGTTAAAGCTCATTTACTTGCTCCTATTCTTGGCCAGCGCCATATCCAGCGCCAAATGCGCCGATACGCCCCGATGCTTCCTGTGCGCGTTTCTGCGCCGCAGCGCGACGCTCGAGATACAGGCGCACGTTTCGTAGTTCATCTTGCGCGGGCTGACCGCGTAACAACAATAATTCTGCCAGCTGTTGACGCTGACGTTCGTTCAGTTTCTTGCCCGTATCCTTGGCCGCAATCGCTGCTGCACCGGCGATCATGTCGCCTTGCATCATTTGCGCGGCTTGCAGGGCTTGCGCGAGCTTGTTTTGATCTTCTTCGCCTTTGAACAGCGAAAAGGTTTGCGATCCCTTGCCTGCTCGAGCGGTTTCTTGCAGCTCTGCCTCACGCAGTACCGTTGCTTGGAACTTGCGGAAGTCGTTGCCGAACACCAAGCGCAAACGCTTTTGCATTCCTGGTGACTTTTGCAGGTTTATCAGCTTGGCTTGACCAGCAGGCGTTGCGGCTTGATCGCGTAAAGCCTGGGCAGCGCCAAGACGAAACGCATTGAGCTGCGCCGGCTCCAAGTCGTTGATGATTTCGGCTAATTCCTCGACATCCTCGGACATAACCTTGCGGCCGCGCTCCATCGCGGTCGCCATTTGTGTTTCGCTGCCAAAATTCTCACGCGCGAGACGGTAAACGCTGCGGCCTTGGTTATCTTTTGGCGCAACATTGTCAAGCTTTTCAGTCAAATCGCGGCGCAAATTGGTATAACCGCGGCTCTTTTGCGTCGGCTTACCAAATTCACCCTTTGCGCCATCTTCAATGTCGTAAAGAGTGCGTTTTAGCGTGTCCAATACGTTGAACGGAACACGATCGCCAGGTCGCAAGTCGCCAAGATTTAGTTTCTCGGGCATACCTTCAACCAGCGCCAACTCCTCGGCTTCCGAGAACGTCTTTTTTGCGCGATTAAGGAGCGCGGCAAGCTCCGCATCAACCGTTACATCGTAGTTTTCAAGCTGTGCGTAATACGGCGCTGCTTTTGCCTTGGCTTGCTCGTTGTATTGCTTCAACGTCGCTCGGAATGGCATTCCTTGCGCGTCTAAAAGCTCATCTGATGCGGCTTGCAGACGATCGCCACGCTTGTTGACGAGCGGGCGCATTGATCTTTCGATCATGCCCTGCGTTGAACCAGGCTCGTTACGCAGCAATGCGAGTTCTGCGCGAGTGGCAGATCCCGTTGCGGCAATCGGCGCCTCCGGCCCGAGGCCACCGCCTCGAGGGCGCTGCAATCGAGCAGCAGCCACCTGCGTCGGGTCGGCTTCTACGCCGCTCGTTAGCGCGTTCAGTTCCTCCTGCATCCGCGCCTTCATCAGCGATGGGCCAGGGATAACTTTTAGTTGACGTTGCAGTTCTGCAATACGCTCTTGCTTGGCGAGCGTGTCGGGCGGAATACGCGCATACGCATCACGCTGCAAAAGCTGCGCTAAACGCTCTCGAGGTGCTTGCAGCTCAAACTCACGCTGCATGGACGGCACCACGCGCCGCGTAACTGCACCAGCGCCTTTGATGCCAAGGCCCGTTGCGCCGCCAATACCAACGCCCGTGCCGGTGCCATACAAAATGTCCATGCCCAAGTCAGACGCTGTTTCGGCTTCGCTGGCGCCTGCCGCACCGAGTGCGCTTTGGCCTGCGATCGGGGCAACGTAACGACCACCGCGAGAAATAACGCCTGCGCCAAGAGGGGCTACAGACCCGCCCATGCTGAACGGCAAGGTGGCCACGCTGCCTGCCATCTCAAGGCCAAGCGCGGTCTTGGGGTTGGCTTCGGCGAATGCAGCAGTACCGCCGCGAATGATGTCACGCGGTGCGGTGTAATCCGCACGGCTTGGCGCGGTTGGAGTGCCGCCCATTGCGTATGACTGCCCGAGTTGGCCAAGCGCCGCAGCGCCAGCCAATTCGTCAAGCATATTGAAGGTTGCGCCTTGTCCAAACGTCAGCGCGCCTTGAGCCGAGGCAGGCATCTGCGCGCCCATAACGCGAGCGTCAGGCGTTGACGGGCCTAATTCTTCCCATTCGCCATTACGGTAAACGTAACGCTGCCCGGTCTTTTTGTTGGTCGCTGTTTGCCCTTCTTGGTATGCCATAGCGTCCTCGCTTACCGTCTCGGCTGATCAAGTTCCGCGCCCTCTGGCAAACGACTGCCATAAGACGGTGGCGCAATGACATCAGGAAATCTATCAGGCAGCCCAACGAACTCGGGCATCTTGCGAAGCCGCGATCGGACTCTGTTGCTCTTTTGAATGTTAATGCGAGCTACCTTTTCATTTATTCTTGCCAAATACTCCAGGTTTGCCGCCGTCAGCTCTTTACGGCCCGCAGCAGAATCTTGCAAGAACTCACGATCGCTGCCGGTAAATCCTGCGCCTGACCCGAGGCCGCTAGTTGGAATTGCAGCCAGCGTTGTTTTTGCAAGTTCTGACATCAAGTTTTCGGTGATGCTGGCTCTGTTGCCCTTGCTAAAGCCCATCGTTTCCAAGCCCTTCTCAAAGGCTAATCGAGGCGCTGCACCGCTGCCAGTAATGGGGTTTTGCTTCAACAAATCACGAATTCGATATGACGTTTCAATTTGTGGAAGCGCCTGCTCTCCCGCTGCCAAATCCGAGGCATCTTGATCCGCTAATTTTGAACTTAATGCGGTTGTGTAAGCATTCGTTGTCTTTTCGCCTGGCAGCAAATTCTGCACAACGGTGCTAGGCGGCTTGGTCAGTCGCCATTCCTCAAACGACTTGGCCGGCAGACCCAATCGTTTTTGATCAACAACATAGTATTGATACGTTTCAACGTCGCTCGGCAGATCCCCGGCTTTTGGTGGCTTGGCCAGGACGGTCGGATCTCGAGTTATTCGATATTTCTCGCGGGTTTCTGGCGAGGCTTCCATTAACGCTTCAATGCTGACGTTCGGCTGACGCGACAGCATGAGCTGCGCGTAACGCTGCGCTCGAGGGCTGCCGCTTGACATGGCTTCCATGAGCCGCGTCTCTTGTTCTTGAAACGTCGGCATCACCGTCTGGGTGACAGGCGGCGTGTATTTGCCGGCCATTTCCATAGGATCGCCAAACATATCGGGGCCGATGACTTGAGTCTGCGGGCCAAGATCGCGGCGCAACGCCTCAAACTCGGCCACATCAGCCTCACGGGCCTTACGCTCGGCTTCCTCTGCCTTCTCGCCAATCTTCTTGGATGTATAGGCCGACAGAATGCGCGCCAGGGCGTTCGTCGGCGACGGCATCGCACGAAACCCTTGGTAGGTCGGCGATTCCGGCTCTTGCATAAAAGCCTGTTGGCGTAGGACTTCGGCTAGTTGCTGCTGACGTTGCGCCCGCAGCATCTCCTCCTCATACGCGGTCGGAGCGCGAAATACAGGGTTAGTCTTGGCCATAGTCAAAGTCTCCTCGGTAGCCGCCTCCCTGCGGGGTCGTCAAACCCGGCGACGAGGGCATACGCGGTCGAGATCCCATGCCGCCAACCTGTGGAGCGCGATTCATCATGCCGTTTTGTTTCGGCATCATTGGTGGTCTTTGATTCAATAAGCGTGGCATTTGACCACCTAATTGCGGTGGAGACATTGCGCTCATCGCAGGATTGCTAATTGGGCCGCGATATTGTTGCGGGCCTGCTGGGCCATTGAAATTCATGCTTTGCGGCGATGTGCCAGAAGCGACGTTTGGAGTCGCGCCTGCATACGCTAAAGATGGGCGCATATTTTGCGCTGGCACCGGGCCATTAAGTGAAGAATTTCTTTCTTGAGCAGCTAACATTTGTGCAAGTTGCTGCGGTCTACGATCTGGTGAAAATCCGTTCATGCTAAACCGCCTGTGTTAAATGGCGTAGTGGTGCTATATGTGCGTTTTCCGACGTTTTGCGCGCCTTTTGCCATTTGTCGGTTCATCATCTCGCGCATTTTCAGCAGATCCTGCGGATCAACCGACGCATACGATTGCGACATAGATGGAATCGGCGCGTAATCCGTGTTGATGGCCTGGTTGGCTTCCTGCATCGCCAACATCTGCGCGAGTTTCTGCGCGTCGGTGCGATCTTTGTACGTTTTGAAGTACGGCATATTAGAGCGCCCCGTAGTTGACCATCTTGTAGCCGCTCGGGTGCGTCAGTACCGCCTCCGGCTTGACCTGCTCCACTTCGTCGGCCATCACGCCAAGCTGACGCTCGTTGAAAATGTCGTAGGCGTAGATTCCAATGCCCAGCGAGTGTGTGCCTAAACGCACGATGTTGGACTTTAAGCGGCGATCGGAAGGCGCTAAAAGGGCGGCGCTGCCAAGCGATCCCGCCAAATTGAACAATCCGCCCATGTTGGACGCCGCCTGGTTTGCCGCAATGCCATAACGCTGCATCGCTGCTGCGTCTTGCGCCTGGCCGCCCTGGAAGATCGGCGCAGGAGCCACGGTAACGCCTTGATAGCCTTGGAACTGCGGCACGTTGATCTGACCGCCTGACAACAACGCGCTGATCTCGTTGACCGGGATGCTGCGGATTGCGGCTTGTTGAGCAAGTGCTTGCTGAACAGCGGTATTGTAAAACTGCTGTTGGGCGACGTTTTGTTGAAATTGTTGCTGTTGGGCTTGATTGAAAAACGCAGAGGCCGCTTGTTGCTGCGCTTGATTTTGCGCCAAAGCAGCGTTTTGAGCGGCTTGAATATCCATTTGCTGACCAAACCGCTGTTGTTGAGCGGCATTGGCAGCAGCCTGACGCGCCAACTCCTGTTGATAAGCTTGCGCTTGCGCTTGATTGTAGAACTGCGCTGCTTCTTGCGACTGCCCAGCTTGTTGCGACTGACGAGCAAGATTGGCCTGATATGCAGCAAGTTGTTGCTGAAAGTTTTGCCCTGCCGCTTGGTTTTGCAGCTCTTGCACGTTGACGTTTTGACCAAAAATTTGTTGCAACGCTTGGTTTGCAGCTTGAGTTGCGGCAAGTTGACGTTCGTAGTTTTGAGCGATTGCAGCGTTTTGCAGTTGCTGCGCTTGTTGGCCCATGCCGAACTGTTGCAATAACGCTTCGCGGTTGAATTGCCCAGCACCCAAGGCTTGTTGGTAGTTTTGTGCAAGAGCGGCGTTTTGCGCTTGCTGTGCTTGCAACGCTTGCTGAAAATTTTGCGAAATGGCTTGATTTTGCGCTTCTTGCGCTGATTGGCCTTGAGCAAAATTTTGCGCGATGGCGCGATTGATTGCCTCTTGCGCTTGCTGGCCTGTTTGGAACGAGGCCATTTGAGCTTCTCGCCCAAACTCACCCGCCGCTACACGCTGGGCAAACTGCTGCGCCTGTGCTTCGTTGGCAAATTGACCTGATTGCAACGCCAATTGCGTGTTCTGCGCAATGGCTGCATTTTGCGCTTGTTGCGCTTGCTGTTGCGTCTCAAAGCCTGCCAATGCGGCTTGTTGGCCAAACTGCTGACCGGCTAATTGCTGTGCAAAGCCTTGTTGTTGCGCCTGATTTTGCGCCTGTTGCGCGGCAAGAGCTTGCTGATAGTTTTGCTGCACGGCTTCGTTGGCAAGCTGCTGGGCTTGTTGGCCCATTCCAAACGACGCCAGTTGCGCCTCGCGGCCATATTGCCCTGCGGCAAGGCGTTGTTGGAATGCTTGTTGTTGCGCTTGGTTTTGAGCGCCTTGCGCCGCCAATGCTTGTTGGAAATTTTGCGTTAGAGCTTCGTTGTATAACCCCAGCCCCTGTGCGCCCAACCCAAACTGCTGCATTGCAGCTTGGTTTGCAAATTGACCCAGAGCTTGTTGTTCAGCCAATCCCTGTTGCCGCATTTGCGCGTCAAGCGAAATGCCTTGCAAAGCAGCTTGAGTTATTAAATCGTTTTCTTTCAACATTTGCGCCGACATCGCGGCGTTATATGCCTCGCCACCCGGTCGCAAACCTTGGTTAATTAATTGAGTTTGAAGTTGTTGGCGTTCGCCTTGCAACTGCGGTGAAAGCCGAGACAAAATTGCTTGTTGCGCCGTCATGCCTGCGTTTACCGGCATAGCGGCCAAGTTTGTGGTGCTTAACTGGCGCTGCAACTCGGGTGTTGCCAAATCGCCTCGCGCATAACCAAATCGACCTTCTTGTACGTTGCGCGATACATCGCCAACGCCTGACAAGTTTAGATTTTGATCAATTTGAGCTGCTGCTGGCCCACGACCTGCAAATCCAAAGTCTCCTGCCGTTGGCGCTCCCGCAATTTGGCCCAATTGCGAGGTGTCAAATCCGCTCAATCGCAGGCCGGCGGGGCCACCTTGGGCTTGCCCAAATTGTCCAACACCGCCCAAAATTTGTTGCATCCCGCTTAAATCAAGGCCACCAAACTGAACGCCTTGCGGGCCGCCAGATGCGAAACCAAACAATCCAGCGCCGGGGCCACCAAAAGCCGTGCCAAACGATTGACCGCCAGGGGCGTTTTGTGCGTAAAACTGATTGGCGTCTAATTGCCCAAGGTTAGTTGGCGCAGCAGGGCCACCGCCCGCTCGGCCATACATTTCGGCTGATGCAGGCAATTGTGCGCCTTGCGCCGCGACGTTCGCTTGGGCTTGTTGGCCAGCGCCAATTTGACCCGGCAATCCCTCAATGGAATATCCTGCAACCGGGCTAAAAAACTGTTGCGGAGCGCCTTGGATTTCGCCGCCAGCGCCTTGTGCAAGCGATCCAGCCATCCCAAGAAGCGGATAACCACGCAGGATGTCACCCGCACCTGCCAGGTCATAACGCAACCCAGGCAAGTTGCGCGCATCAAAAGCAGATGCGATACCAAGGTTTCCAAGTCCTTGCGCTGCTCCAGAGGCAGCCTCTGACATTCGGCGTTGCGTTAGTTCTTGCGCGCGAAGTGCGGCAAGTGCGTCAGCCGAAACCGTTTGCGTAACGGTTGGTTGTTCAATGTAAGTCGTGAACTGTTCTTGTGTCGGTTCTGCGCCAGCAAATTCTGGGTTTTCAAACAACCGCTGCTGATACGCCTCCATTGCCTTGTTGTAGGCGTCGGTGTCAACCGTGGCGCGCTTTGTCCAATCAACAGTCTGCGTTCCCGTTGGGGAATAGATGTTGGGATTAGACATATAGGCCGATTGCTTGGCGGCTGCCAAGTTGGCCTCACCCTGCTTAATCGCAAGAGTGGTGTAATCAGGTGCTGGCGGCGGCGCTGGTGATTTTTTGCCCATACCTCGGCTCCAAGAAACGACACTTGTCAGGTGTTTGCGTCATAAAAACAATGTCTCCGTCGGGTGCGCCATCCTTAATGCGCGCTTCCTCGGAAAACCCCATTTTCGTGACCAGTTTCAGCGCCCGGGTATGGTTGCTGGAAATCGGCCCTATTATCTTATCAACATTTGCGACGTTGTAGGGATAGTCGTACACAGCGGCTATATATGCCGGGGTGACCTGATCCCAAGTGATGTGACAAACGACTGACCTGCCGTTCCACATCTCATAAACCGTACCGGCGACAAGCTGGCCGTCTTTTTCAAGGCCAATGGCAACTGAACGGTCAGCGTTATAGCTGCCATCCGTGCGTGACATGACCCAATGGCCCACATGAGGGCCGCTGACTATATTCCAGCCCATCCGATTTGATACACCACATCGGTTGATGCCCATTGGATTTGCAGGTTTTCGCTCACGCTGTTGAACGAAATGGCCCCGCAATACCCAATTCCCGTAACGCCCGCTTGGTTGTTGCTGATGACGACATCAGAACCCCAAAGCGCAACGTCCCACAATCCGACATCCCACAAGCCCGCGACCGATGGACTAAACGACAACGCGCCAGTTTGGTCGGCCGTCTGGAAGTCCGTATTGATGCCGATGACGATGTTGGGCTGTCCATTGCTGAAAATGCTTGGTCTAGCGCGGGTAAAGTATTTAACGACGCCTCGCGTCTCAAAGTAGTTAAACGCTTGTAACGCCTTGGCGCGGATCGGCTCGCCATCATCGGCATAACCGCCATCGCCGGTCGTCCAAGCCTTTGCAACGTAGGTGTTGCCACCGAAATACGGTTCGTTTTCTACCAACGCCCAACATGAAGCGTTCCAACCCGTAAAATTGCACCACGCTTTGGTGATGTTGTTCATCACAAACTGCTGTTGGCCGGTAGATACCGGCACATTGACGATTAGCGCATTGTTCAGCGGGTTATAGAGCAATCCCCACCCAAAAGTGTCTTTGTAGGTGCGAGCAGCGGCAGCAAAAGCGCCCTGAATCTTGTCCGAGAGGGCGATGTTGGGGTCAAGCCGAGACGATTGCAGCGCCGACGCGAAAGGAATTAGCCCATCTAGCGTCAAAATCAGCAAATCACCGCCATATTTCGTCATGCAACGTCGGGAAATTGGCGATCCAATGACCCAAACGCCGATTAACGCCCATGTAGAGGCGCTTGATGGGTCTGTGCCACGGTATACGGCCACCTCGCCTTGGTCAGAAATAAACACAAGGTTGTCGTCAACGCCGTAACCCGCGTCAATCGTCCAAGTCGCCATTGCTTGCAGCTTGCCGCCCAAGTGCATGACGCTGGACAGATCCAATGGCTGCGCCGCACCGCCAATAGAGGCTGTCGGTAAATACCACGCTTTTAGAGTGTCCTTTTCAATAAACCACATTCGGTTCTTGAACAAGGTTGGTTGGGTTAAGTTGGTCGTGGTAACGCCCGTGATGGCAGGCGTAGACACTCCGTCAATTGGCGTCCAGTTTGCGCCGTTGTATAACAGCGGCTTATCTACGCCATTGGCGGCATACAGGTATTGCCCGCCGCCCGTCGTGACGTTGGTATATTCCCATTGCGAGTTGGATAGGCTGGCAACTAATGCCGATCCCGCCGTGCCTGCTGACGTAACGTCAAAAATTTGACCATCGCTAATGGCAAACAGCTCCACATTTGACCCAGCGTTGTAGGTCATCAGCGTTTGCACTTCAGCAGGCAGTCCGGTCGCGTGTTTGACGTATCCACCGCGCAAATTCACGTTGGACACGCTTGGAAACATATTCTCCAAATACACGGCATCTGTGGGAGCCATGTTGGCAAGCGCGTCGCGGGCGTTCCAACCGCCCACCGGCGCAGGCAACGACGCCACGTTGGCCGTGGTGCGCTGGATTAGCCGTCTGCGAACGGGGGACGCCATTAAGTGCTTTCCGTGCCGTAGCCGCTGTCCGGGATGTTGTCGTAGCCGATCAACACCGTACCAGGGCGCGGGGCGAAGGAGAGGTTAGCGGCAGCGGTGTCCTGACCAATGGCTGTTTCTAGCTCGGCGAGGTAATCACGATAAAGCGCCGTTGTGTCAAAACCCTTGGCCTCAAAATACTTGAGCTTGGTTCCCAGCACCATTACACGATCAGGGTAAACACAAGTATCGGTGTCAGCCGTAAAGCTGTTTTTTGGCACTCCAAGGGCGCTTTCAGCCCATGCCGCGCTGCGATACTCAAATCCAAGCAACTCGCCGCCGTTCATTCCCGGCCAAATCTGAAAGTATTTGCCGAGCAAACGCCATCGGATACGCGGGCCGGTGCTGATATAGCCCGACAACAACCATTCCCATTGCTGCGGCGACTCGGGGCCAAGCATTTCCCAACGCTTGCTTTTGTCCCAATGGGTGCGGTTGACCGTACTAACGTAATCGGTCGGCAGGTCGTACTTTACTTTTTGGAAAATAACTTGGCCGCCAACCACCGTTTCAGTCGGCGCATAATTCAACGCAACCGATGTTGATCCCGTCACGGCGGTGACATACGTTGCGTTGGGGATACCAACGCCCTGCACTTGATACTGCGTAGACAATCCCGCCGTCGTCGGAATTCCGGTAATGACAGCAACGCCATCTGCCCAAGAGCCGGTGGTTGTAATTGCTTCTGTGTAAAAAGTGTGTTGGCGGGTCAATTCGCGCCAATCAGCACGACGAAGCAGCTCGTATCCACAGGCGTTCATCAGAGCAAGAATCTGAATGACATCCTGACTTGCATTACCCGCGACCGTTTGCGGGGTTGGGATACCCAGCTCGTTTGTCACTTGCTGGAAAAGCTGAATCATCGGGCTGCCCATACTATGCCTCCGTTAGTTCTTTCGGCGGGCGCCCTCTTTTCGGCTTATCCGCCACCAGGGACGCCATCTGCGCCTGCAATTCAGCCAATTGGCGCTTGGTATCTTCAAGCTCCGCGTTGCTCTCAACACGGTTCTTGCGGTTCAAGTATTGGCGCGCTCGCTCACGCAAGCCGACGCCACCCATGCCGATGCGCTGCAACTGGCCATCAGATGCTAGGGCGAGCTGCTCGACCGTCAAAAATTTGAGAATGCTCAACTCTGCGATCTGGTCGCGGTTAATTTCATCAGGAGCGTCCTTCTGCCATTGCGATAGCGGGGTGCCGATCTGCGCCGCAGCGTTTTCGTTTTGGTGCATCTGAAAATACAACCATTGCCGCGGGAAACGCTCACGATGATCGTCGCGCACCGGCTGGTCAATCACATTCGTTTTGTCGCCAGGCGCTTGAATTCGCACATACGGATTGCCCTTATTTGGGCCATCCTCGCGCAAATAAAACTCAACGTGCAACTGTGCGTCGGCGTTAGAAACATCGCTATCTAGTGGCATTGTCCTTGCTCCTGTGGGGATTACAGGTTGTTGACCTGTGTGATGGTACAAATGACCGAGGGAATCGCAGGCCATACGCTTGTGGCGCTGGCTGCAAGAATTCTAACGCTTGTGTCATCCGTCGCCCACATCAATTCAACGTAGTGAGTAGGCTCAAGTTGGATGATGAAGTTCCACGCGGCGACGGTACGCGCTGCGGTGCCTTGGATGGCGATAGTGGTGGCTGTATTGGCGACGTTAGTGCCGTTTTTACGCAACCAAATGTAAATATTGCCTGCGCCGCCCGAGGTTTTGTCTAACTGTGCCGAAAACTGCACGTTGTAGACGCCTTGGTTATCCACCACAAGCCGGGAGGACGGCGAACCGATAGACACACCATTGCTGCTATCGGTAGTGTTAAAAACCATGCCGTAAGCGGTATCAATGGATGCCGCCGTTTGCAGCGTGGTGTCGCTAAACGCACCGTAGTGCAGGATTGGCACCGAGCGACCAAAGCCTTGCAGTTCTTCCCAGAGCGTGTTGCTCACGGCAAAGAACAAGGCCGAACAGTCAGGATTGATCGTGCCAAACCCGACGTTATTGATGCTGCTACCCGTGTCGTATGGGTACACAGTCAGCGGGTTTGCGCTTGTGTTCTTGACGATGATTGTTTCGCCCGTCTCTGTTGGCGGCAGCTTAACACCCGCGCCCGCGCCTACCGTCGTGACGTTGTTGTAGACAAACGTCAACTGCGTGGCATTGCCTGCCGACGTACCGGCTGCGCTCACGCTCGCGTTACCGTCGCCGCAAATGCTAACCGTAGATAGCTGGCTGCTACCGCTGCCAAGTACGCGAGAGGGGATAGGCATTACGCTGCCATCCGTTCGTGGCGCACACGCATGATTTCGGCAATCAAGCCGGGGCCACGCGCATCCACGGTAATGTCGCCCATTACGTCAAACAGTTTCTGGAATTCGTTGGCCTGCTGGGCCATTGCCATATTGCAGTTAAACTTCTTGCCGGTCGGGCCGCCTACCCATACGTCAATCGCAGGGCCGGTGTATTCCCCGGTAAAACGCTTCAAGCCATCGGCCCGATTGCAACTGTCGTAACCGTACAGCACGAAGTTGCGGAACCCGAGCAGATAGCCAATGTTGATGGCACGAAGTCCCGATGTCGTCCCGCCACCCACGGCGAGCTTGTTCGGGCCAATCGCCTGCATTTCGGGGCCGTCTGCCCATGAGTGCCACAGCCATATATTTCTGCCCTTGAGATAATCAAACGTAGAGGGCGGGCAACGCGAGGCGGGCATATAAACGGTGTGATCGTTTAGCTTTTGGATGCCGTTAGTGCGGTCACGCGGGTCAAGGTTGACCCACATATCAGGCTGGATGCCGTTTTCGCACAGGAAGTCATGCGCTGCCTTAATCGCCACAATAGGACGACCTGCTTTGCGGTGCGCTCTGATTTCTTCTACAAAATCGGGCATAGACCACCCGCTCGCCACGCACACGAATGTTCCATCGTGCTTAATGGGAGCGGGGGTCAGTTCTGGCAGACCACGGCCAAGCGCCGAGCGAATGTTGGAGCAAAGCTCCTCCGCTGTACCCGCCGCCTGAACCGTGATCTCCAGAGGCTGCATCGTTAGAACCCGACAACGCCCGTGGCGATGTGCGGATAGCCCGCGATGCAGGTGACCGCAGAGGCCGAAGCCGCCGAGGTCGTGGCCACAAGGCCCGCCACCAAGCCACCCGTCACCGTAGCGTCGTCAAGCGACCCTGCGGTTGCGGTGGTGAACAGCGGGA